CCACCCATTTTTAAGTCAATGAATCGTAACTATAAATCTCTCTGCTCATCTTAGTCAATCCCAATTTACCCATAACATCATTAGTAAACTTTGGTCGATCATTAATAAGCGGAACACCAATATATCCAAGTCCTCCAGAAAGTTGAGCGTGTGCCTTCCAATCGCTCATAACCTGAATCACATCTTGCGGCCTAGTATGATTCGGGTGAAAAGCTGGATAGACAACAGGAAGGTAAACATGGTCAGAATAGCCAAACAACTCACCATTCCGATAATGAGCGTAAACATTGATGTTAGGATGTTCGACAATTTTGTGGTCAAACGATTCAGCAAAGTCTTGTAAATTTCCAAATTCAAATGAGTCTTTAGGGACGAGTCGATAGTCGATTCTGGTTTTCATATTTATTAATTGAATCCTACCCTTGGATTATTTCCTATAATTTCGTTAGGGATATAATCCTTAAATCGGTTTGCCTGTTGTGCAATGATTTTTTTGCGGTCAGCGTAATTCCCGCAAGCAGCACAAGGCAGACACCCCTTCTCTGGATTGAATAGAGGAATGGAAGAATACAATGGAACAATAGGATCATTTTTGAAAGGAGTGATGTATTTAAACGGGAAGCTAGTTACTTCTCTAGTTGCTGTTGTAATTGATGGCATATTAGCAAGGGTTTTGTGCAAGATATTGGTTTGCCGCACTACTTGCTGCGTTTTCAGCAAGAATGCCAGCTTGGATTTTTGCATCAATTTGAGATATGCTAGAAAGAAAGCTCGCTGATGCTGTCGCAGAAATTGACTTACTTGGATTGGCAGTGCAAGTGAGGCTAACTGTCCTATACTCTTTAGCCCACCAAGATTTCTGAGTTGTGTCAGCCTGTTCGTATGGACTTGGTAGAAGATCAACAGTGAGGCTGGTTCCATCTTGAGAAATAACACACGATTTGACTTCTGGAGAATTAGGGACACCAGTGCTTCGCTCACTCCAAGGATCAATGAATATCCTCAATGATTCGACGCCAAACTCACCGCACCACTCGATAAGCATGGAGAATGCTTTATCAATGTCATTGGTCAGTTTTGATTCACAAGTAATGGACGATGCTTTTCTGCTGACACTTTCTGTTATCAGCCTGCGGTATTGCGTATTTAGAAAACCAAGGCTCTCTATCTCGTCAGAAAAATCTGTATTGACCCACTGATAATCGTCAGTGACTGCCAATATTTTTGTTTCAAGAATATTTTGGTATGTCCCTTTTGATCCCCGATACGAAGCCTTAACATCCACAGTTCCTCCAATTTCACAAGCCTCAATTTCACCATACTGGAATTGCTTGAAATCAAGTCCATCACCAAGAAGCCCAGTCTCCATCTGGCAGTAAATTCGATTGACTTTTTCAATGATTCCACCATCTGGGTCTATGTCGAAATAGGTGTCAGCCCTGCGCTCAGTGAATGCCTCCCAGAGATGGTTGTATGAGCCATCATTCGTTGCTGAGTAGTCAATAGAAAAATGGAAGCAACGAGGTGCGCCATTTACAACGCCAGAAATCCATTCTACTGGACGAGTGCCAGTCCACACGCCACACCATGCTGGAATCTTTTGAGTTCCCCACTCTGCTGCTGGTGCGTAATCAAGAACCATCGTAGCAGAGTTGCAAGGCTCCAGATAAGGCACAGAATAGAGAAGATAATTCTCAAATGACATCGCGCAAATCTTGGATGTATCTCCAGCCATGTATGCTTTGATGCGAGCCATCTCAACATCTCGATAAAGCGACTCCGATGTAACATAGACTGACGCCGCAATGTCAGCAGATATTAGTCCACCTTGGGAATACCACCACATTTGTCCAGCTTGAAACGAAATAGATTTGCCAGCAACGCAGCCAATCGTCGGATACAATGTCGTTTGGAAATTTGCAGTAGTTACCCATTGAGTTCTATCGTAGATTCCACTTGCCAGTGAGTATGTCGCACGATCAGTAAAAACGATTAACTTTGTGTCGTTATCCTGACCAATGTAATTCGTCATTCCAGTAACAACACGAGCAAATGCAAAGTCACCACGGCCAGTTCCAGCCAGTCGTTCCGTGAATGAAGTTGGATCGCCTAAATCAGATGCTAGAACGATGTTCTTTGATGCAACCCAAAGACGATTTCCACTAAATGCCATCCAATATCCAACAGGAATTGAAGTTGTCTGGATGCCAGTCTGATTTGATCCATCCCAGTATGCAGGAGTAGAAATGCCATCTTGAATTACAACGATACGATGCGATGGAGTTACTGTGACATCACCACCAGTTGAAACCTGTGCTGTTTGTGTTGCTAGAGTGAAAACGAACTGGTCAACACTTGGGTCTAGCTTGATATTTTTGAGTCGATAATCTTCCCAGTTTTTCGGCTGAGTCAGAGGAAATGGCGAGTAGTAAACATTTCCGTTAACTGCGAACACTACAAACGGCAATTCATCAGCAACAGATGTTGTGCCATCTGGATTGTAGATTTGCGCTGGAATAGTTTTCGTGACTCCATTTTGAACGATTGTGTCTGATGCGCTTGCTTGCTTGTTTGATGAGAAAAAGATTCCTCCTTGGAAATTGCCTTGAGGTAGCGAGAGACGCATTGAGTATCCCGGCCTAGTCTGAACAACTCCACCACGAACAGCGCAATTTACTGCCCATTTAATCTGGTTATCTGGCAATGCCCATGGATTCCTTACCGAGTTGACACCAAGAATCCAACCAGAAGAAATCTTTACTTCTCTTCCTGAAGTTATCTGTGCGCTTTTCATTAGAACATTACTGGATCAGTCGTATCGCCATAAGTGATGGAATTTATCTGCGGTACTGACATTGCATGACCATCAATACTCTCTTGCTGATTCTTGAGATAAGCAAAAGCAATCTGCCAGTATCGAGCTGATTGATCAGCAAAATCTTTATCTTCCAAATCGCAAGCGTGAACAGCAGTGATAATTGCTCGCTCTTGCTCAAGCGGAATGAAGTCGTAGATGCTCGTGATACTTGGAGTCTGGATGCGATAAGAAATCCTAGCCCATGCACAAGGCTTACCAATGCGAATCCTGCGGTATTGAGGATTAACTTCAGATGGATGATACTGACCGATCAGAGTCATGTCATTGCTGCGACCATAATCGTAAGCGTAGAGCGATACATAGCCTTCAGTAATTGGCTTGTCGATTTGAGAAACAGACTTCACGAATGTTGGCAATGTTACAGAGTCAACAAAGAATGTTGATTCTACAGTCTCGCCAGTTGTCGTGTATGTCTTGCGCCCAGTAGTTGACGATGTGTTCTTGGCGTGAGCGAGTGTATCGTAAAGCTCAAACGAATTGTTATCCAGCCTGCGAGCGTAGTATGTCGTTCCAGCAGTCAATCCAGTTGGCAATACATCGCCTTCTTTAGCGCGAGGGACAACGGCATCACCAGTATTGAAATGAGCTTGGTCGGCATCAATGCTAGTAGATGGGGAGACATTGAATGTCCGAAGAATGTCTACACTTAACTGACCAATCCCCGGAGTCGTTAGGGCTTGCAATGTTGAACCAAGATAAACCCTAAACGATTTTCCTTCTAACTTAATCGTATAATCAGTGCCAGCAACCAAAGGAGATGGCAGCGTTCCAGTAGTAGAGAATCGCACGATCTCGTCTTCGTTCAGATACTGAATCTCGATTGGGATAATCAAATTTCCAAATGGCAAAGAACGGAATGATTTCCTCAATGCGTAGTAAGACTGACCAGAGCCGAATGAAGTAATCGTGATAAGACCAGTTATTCCACCAGCATTCGCATTAACCAAGCTATCGTAAATCTTGGCAGTAGTATTATTTATCTTATTGAGATAAAATGGAGTTACTCCATTATCAATAGATGGGTTTGTATTAGGAAGCAAATAATCAGTTCCAAAATACAATTCTTGTCCAGTAACGAGATTTATAAAGTCACCTTCCCAATTGTTGTTGAATGTCACGCTGAATGCTCGTGACAAAGACACAAACAATGTTCCAGTTCCTGAAGAAGTGATGTTAATATCGCTGAAATCAGCACCCTTTACTGTGAAGTTTCCAGTAGAGGTATTTAGCGGTGATTCTGCGCGATAGGCAGTCCCAGAAACAAGCGGAGCAGGAAGAGTTCCAGTTGATGTAAATGCAATAAATACACCAGTCGAAGGGCTGATTGTGACAGTAGGAGTTGAGGTGTATCCAGTTCCAGATGTGATAATATTCAACGCAATTACCTCTCCAGAAAATACAGTGATTGTTCCACTTGCGGGAGAAACTGTTCCAGATGCTATAGCAAAATCAAATGTAGTTCCAGTTGGATCAGGAACGCTAGATGTAATCGTTCCAGTCGCAGGAGTAGTTAGCGTAGAGGCTACGCTATATGTAAACTCGTTAGGATTAGAGAAAACAGTAACAACAAAATTTCCGTTATATCCAGCCGGACTTGCTCCGCTAACAGTCACAACATCTCCAGTAGAATAGTTATGCGGTGTCGCTGTCGTCGCAGTTGCAATGCTACCGGAACGAATGATTCCAGTTACGCTAACAGTCGTCAGAGGAACAGATGTAATAACTTTCGTTCCATTGTATGCGTTAGGTGTAGCTCCAGATATTGTTACTGATTGACCAATACTATATCCGTGAGGAGCCGAAGTTATGGCAGTAGCAACAGACCCAGTAGTTGTAAGAGGAGATACGCTGAGAACAGTGCTATTGATCGTTGCAGTAGCGGTCGCTCCAGTTCCTCCACCTCCAGAAATTCTTACTTGAGGAGGTTCAGCATAGTTCAATCCGCCAGAGATTTTCTTGAAGCTAGAAACAAACGATGTCTGAATACTTGCAGTTGCTGCTGCCGCTCCAGAGTTAAACAATACAGTTGGAGGATTAACATATCCAAGACCAGCATTTGTAATGACAACTTGGCTTACAGCACCAGATACAAGAATAGCGTATCCAGTAGCAGTAGATGTAGCAATCGTGCTACCAGCAGGTTGAGTCGGAGGATCAGAAAATGTAACGGCTGGAGGAGAAGAATATCCAGAGCCGCCAGCGGTAACAGCCACAGAAACCACAGAACCAACTACAACCGCTTGAAACTGCGCTCCAGAACCAGAAGGAGTTGGGATATTAAGCCCCGGCGCGGTAATCTGAGAAGATGTTCCAGTCGTAGAAGTAGCAGTAATTAGCTTTACGATAGAATTTGTTCCGCTTCCAGAGTCTTTAAGGACAATAGGATTTACAAGGCTAGTCGGAGTCGAAGCAACTGCATCAGACTTGCTTTCATGCAATGAAATAGTAAATGGATCAATGATGTTTACGAAATAGTTTTGATTCGCAATGAGTGGCTTTGGAAGTGTTCCAGATGCAGTAAATGCTTGGACTTGATCTCCATCATTGTAGTAGTGACGAACAGCAAATGTCAGAGTTGTCTGAGGATCAATGTTCTTGCGAATATCAACATTAAGAGGTGCTGTGCTTCCAGTAGTGTAAACTGGATTGATATTCTTTTTCGCATCATCTGATGTTTCAAATACAGTCAAATGCGTAGAATCTTCAGCATTTGCATAGTATATTGTTTCAGAGTTAAGAGGAGATGGAAGAGATTGCCCAGTCGGAAAGGTGATTTGATTTGCAGTATCAAGCGTGAATGCTGGAGCAGATGCAAGCTCAAGAGCAGTTACAACCTGTGATTCACGGCTATCTTTAAATGTCAAATTTCCAGCACCAACAATACTCTGAAGATTGATTGGATACTGCAATGCTTGAGCATTAAGCGGATCATTAAAGAGTTGAACTTTATATGCGTCAATGACTCCAATGTAGTATGTCTGGCCATTCTCTAACGCTACAGGAATCGTTCCAGTTGCCGCTGTAACGCTCATTCCTTGACCAGATGACAACCCATGAGCAGTCGCGCTAGTAAATAGATTGATTGGCGTTATAGCAACGCTACGGGTCTTTACAGTTGCATCATCTGGAGTAATCGTTCCATACGCAAAATCACTTTGCGAGTGAATCGGAATAAGCAAGCCATCAACGCCAGTTCCATTCGCAAGTTGCGAGCGAAGTGTGCGATTGTTCTGATCGTTTCCAAGAACGCGAATTGTCTTGCCAACATCATTCTCCAACTCTGCAACAGCGATAAGCTGTGAGGGCTGAATAATGTCCATGAGTGTCGCAACATATCCGCGATCATCCCATGCCCATTCAACGGAATTAAACATTCCGCCTTTATTTACATGGTATTGGAATAGGCGATTTCTGAAGTATGTCGGAGAGCCATCAATGTTGACTGCAAGAGGAACATCAATATTTCTAGGAAGCGTGATAGAACAACGATCCCAGCCTGTGCATACATCAACATCAGCGACAGAATGAGTCCAGTGACCAGACTCCATCAAAGTCGCTACTGCCTGCTGAATTTTACGAAATATCTTACTGTTGTCAGTAGTTCCTAAAATCCCAGCGCACTCATCGAAAATCTGCGATACAAACATGGCGCGACATTATCGCATCGAACCTTCTGCCGCAAGTGATTTAAGAAACTCTTCGTCTTCAGCGGTTGCAACAGCCTCTGGAGCCATTTCTTCGGCAACAGCAACGGCTTCGCCACCCTTTTGAGCGTCAACCTCTGCCTTGAGCGTTTCAAGACCAGACTGGAGTTGGCTAACAAGAGTATAGATAGAATCAAAAGCATCAGATGGCATTTGAACCATAACCTTGCCACCAGCAGGAGGGGCCATGTCAGGAGTTGGTGCGGCCATTTCCCCCGGCATCGCTTCTGGTGTTGGTGTTGGAGCTTCAGTGAGCATTTCGTTTTTCTTAGCCATAAAATTAATCTTCGTATTCTTCTTCGGTTTCGTCTTCTTTGCCCTCGGATTCTTTCAAGCCTTTTTCGATAGCGTCTTCATCATCCTCTTCTTCCTCCATCATTGGCTCCATCTTGGATTTGCCATTGGATTTAATGCCGTGGATTTCAAGTTCTACGCAATAGCATTTCTTTTCTTCGCCATCGCGCATGATTGTCTCTTTCTTCTCCATGACTTTCTTGAAGTGAATGACAGCAGTTCCTTCTTTCGGAAAATCCATCAACTCTTTAGCATTGCTAAAATAGAGAGAAGGATAGTGAACAGAAGATGGTTCACGCTCAATTTCAATAGCCATCGCTGGCTTCATTTCTTCGCCAAGGTCAACAAAACCCTCTGGCAAACTTACTTTTTTGGATGTGTATGGCATATTATTCAAGTGGTTCACACAACAACGGAAAGTTCGTGTCGCATGGTGGGCAAGGTGTGCAGTAGCTCATAGTTTTTGAGATGATATAGAATCTTCAATTCCTGTCCATGTTTTTTGTATGTTTGAAGAAGTTTTTTTAATTTCCAATAATTCTAACCGATCCTTTGATATTAAAGTTCTTGATCGTGATGTTCTCTGTAACCAACCAATTGTCTCCTTGCTGGATAGCCATTAGCTTATCAATTAATTTTTCTCTGCAATGTAGGAGCAGAACTGTATGTTATTATTAGAGAAGACCCGTGCGGAGTTGAAACAGAAACATTACTTCCAGAAGCGACGGCGTAACTATCTAAAGTAACCAAAGACACCGTTCCTCCGTTTATGTATGTCGTTGCAGTAGCCCCAGTATTATTTGTCCAAGTGAACGGGGACGCGCCGACAGTTATGTTTGCAATGGGACTTGGGTTGTATCCTGTGTTTGCAACAATTGTTTTTTCTGTTCCAGTTGCGTTGTCTGAAAGGTTGCCAGTCAAATTTCCGTCAAGGGTGTTCCCAACTATCGTAATTTTGTTTGTCGCTCCAGAGGTTAAAAATATTCCAAATGCCTGACTTGCGGAGCCAAAAGCAACCGTTCCGATTTTATTGTTAACTATTCGTAAATCTGTTGATCCTCCATTAACAGTTATTCCGTTAAACAAGTTGAAAGTTTTACTGCTATTTGCTCCTATGTAGCATCCGTCAATAGTTACTAATTTGGAAGATGCTCCAATAAATACTCCGCTTTCGGCGTTGCCCATAATGCGCGTGCCAGCTCCTATATATACCTCTCCTCTTGCCGAGGTAATCTGAATGCCGTTTGACGAAAGCGTTGATCCTATCCAAGAACCATTCAAATACAGCCCCTCCCCAGCGGACATATTGACACCTTGAAAAAAACTGTGGTCAGTTTCTAAATCCCATGCAAAAGTCCACATTGGAAAACTGCTTCCAGTGTTGTCCGTGTCTGTCATTAAGTAACCGAACGCACCATTTAGTAGCGCGGCCTCATTAATAACAAGCGAGTAAGCGTAACTATTTTGAACAATCCAACCTAAATTTGATCTGCAAACAAATTTCCAGCCAGTTGTTCCATCTAAGACTTCGGTGGTGAAACTTGCTGGCCCATTAGTGTTGGGAATTGCGTTTGGCGAGCTTGCCACTCCCGTTGTTCCGGAGGTGCTGCACATCCATATTTTTCCATTGTGATCAATAATTTCTCCAGCAGAAAACGCTGTAGTTGCTGCGTATGATTGAACAGCCCCCCATGCCAGCGGATAAGGGTTATCGGCTACGAAATTATTAACAACTAAACGAAATGATCTATTGGTTGCCGAACCGTTAAACAATATGCCGTATACACCAAGAAGGTAGCGTGCGTGGCAGTTATTTATTTCAAGAACCTCGCCACCAAATACATTAAATGCAGAATAAGCATAATCTACGCGAACTCGATTTGCCATTCCCGCAAAGCACCTGTCAAAACTAACCGCAAAACCGGACGTCTTATGGACAAAAGGGAAAATCCACACATCTGAGATTCCTGAAAATTGACACTGACTAAAAACAATATCATTGCCGGTTGTGTTGGTTGGCCTAAGCACCGTTCCGACTCCCTCTCCGACAAGTTTTGTGCCGTTTGTTGTAACGATGAGAGACGTAAAAGCATACGTTCCTTTTGGAATAAAAACAGTTTTTCCGTTGGCGGAGTTAATCGCAGCTTGAATTTCATCAGTAGAATCAACTGCTCCAGTAGGATCAGCACCAAAATCCAAAACATTTACTACATCAGCAAACCTGTTTGCCAATGTCCTTGCCGTAGTCGATCCAGTTGCAAGAGCGGTAGCACTTGATACTGCCCCTACAAAGCTATTTGCCGTGACTACGCCAGCGTTGCTCACAGTCATCTGGTCTACACCACCTACCCCGATGATTGCCTGTGTTCCGTCTACTGATGCTTTAATGTTTGCGCTCATTTTTATTAAGATACTACTGCTAATTTTCTTGGAGTTCCTGATATATCTTTGATTGTGATATACCCAACAATTGTAGATGGTGTATTTGTATAAGTTCCAAATCCAACATTCCCGCTTGCATCTACACTAATCACATCCTGCGTAGTTGCTCCAGAATTGCCCCTAGCCAACTTAATCGTGCCGTCTGGTGACGATGGCACTGCCAGCGTGAAGTTCTGCGTTGCTGTAGGTGATTGTCCGATCTGGACTGCGTTTGCTTTGATGAGACTCATACGATTGTGTAGGTGCTGCCTGATGGAACTGTCAATACAACTCCGGGGTTTACTGTGATTGGCCCTGCTGACATTGCGTTTTTACCAGATGTAATGGTGTAATTTGTTGTCATTGCAATGTCATTTTCGTAAAATAATTTATCTGTTCCTCCACCCATTGGCATTGCCCCAGTAGCTCCAATTGGCCCAGTTGCACCAGTTGGCCCACCAGATGGGCCAGTTGAACCTGTTAATCCTGTAGCACCTGTGGCTCCAATTGGCCCAATAATTCCTGTAGCTCCAGTTGAACCTGTTAATCCTTGAATTCCTGTAGCACCTGTAGCCCCTGCTCTGCTGGAAAGTTCAACAATAGTAAGAAATGATCCAGCAAGAAGTGGTGTATTTAGAGTTAATACCCTTGGAAGCGTAGTGGAAATTGTATAATTTATCGGATCAACAACTGACCCGTTAATATAAGCAATATATCCAACTCGATTTGGTTGATGCGCTCCCGGCAATGGAAATGTTGTTTGTCCACTTCCAGAAAACCCCCAGCGCAAAAATTCTCCACCAGACAAATACTCGTCAAATAAACGAAGAAGATAGCAAAGCAAACCTTCACCCTCTTCACGAGGAATGCTATCCGCCTCTGCTGTATTATTGGGATCACACGGGATATTCCAAACCACTCGACCATTTACAACAGACTTTGTAATTTCTCCATAAAGAGCGTAAACAAGATTATCAATTAAAGACGGAACACTTTCATGCGATACCTGCGGATATGGCGTGTCAGGGCAGCAAGTGTTGCTGTAGGTAGAATTATTGCAATTGCATGACATGATTTCGTTGATTTAATTGTTTGAAATTACTTTGTCAAAACATATCAAGAAATTTGTTCCATTTCTTCATAGCTCTCCGCAAGAAGCGTTCCCATGTCTTCGACGGCTTCCTCCTCAAGATCAGGGAACCTTGCATGAAGCAATTCATGGCATAAAACATTCAACATTGACCTTTCGCATTTCGGATTGATGAAAATAGTTCTGCTTGAGTAGTCACAAATGCCATCGTTATCGACTCCGTTTGTTTTTCCCGCATGACCTAATCGTATCTTCCATGACTTTCCGTTTATTGTCTTTTTGATTATTTTCTTTTTCATGGAATTTGTAATAATTGACTCTCCTAGCCACATTCTTCTTAATCAAGAACCTCTTCTCTGTAACATATCCAAGTTCTTTTCCAGCTTTAATTTTTTCTTGAACAATTGACTTGGACAACTTCCACATTTTGCATAATTCTTCAGTGGAATGCCAGCCATCAGGAATTTCATCCAGCGGCATGGTTTCTTGCTGGATGATTTTTAGAAAATCATTTGGTGTCATATTGGCAACCTCCACACATCTCCCTTTGCGCGTTGGGTAATTTGCAGAGAGGATTGATGCAATGATTCGCAATACTCACCCCACAAAAACGCCTGACTCCAACTAAATGTGCTTCTGCGATTTTTTGCATATTCTAATGCACCGCGAGCTGTCAATGTTCCGATATTATAGCAAGTGCCACCATGGTATGTTCTGGCATTCTGAATGGCTACACGATGGGTATGTCCCATGATTATCTTTCGCCTATTCCTGTCGCAATACTGCTCTGCCATATCTCTAGCGGCTGATTCTCCAAAGCAAGTTCCGTGAGTAAAACCCATATCGGAAATATCAACAATTTGTTCAATTCCTGAATATGGAATGAGGCGAGCTTTGAGTTTTTTTGATGTGTCCTCAATCGCACAAACAATTTTGTGAGCGCAGTATTGCGTTACGGCATTCTTGCTATTCGTGAGCTTCCATGCGCGATCTTCATGGTTGCCGCAAAGGATATGAGGGTCTTTGCATCCAGCCATCAGTTCTCGCAAGTGCATCAATCCAGTATCAATATCTGGAGTTATCTCATCTCCATCACTTCCAGAACCAGCACCATTTCCCATTAGCGCAGACATATCAATAAAATCACCTAGATGAAGTATTGTATCTGGCTTGTATTTTTCTCTGAAAGACATTACTGCCTTCCACGCTTCCTTATCACAGAATTTTGCATGGCTACAGGACACAGCTAGTATCCGTTTCCACTTGTGGGTGATGTTTGGCATTTATTTATTGATGGAGCCGCTTGGATTAATCCGAATTAAATCTTTTACAAGAGTTTTTTTTCTTATTTTTCTCCAAACGCCATCACCAGACTCTGAATCTCTCTCGCCTTTCCCATTCGTATTACCTTCTAGACATTCTATCCAATGTCCGTTGTCGCTGACAACAAAACCAACATGAGAGAAATCAAATGTTACAATATCTCCCAGTTTTGCTCTGTCTTTTTCAGTAAAGATACGAGTAGTATTTGGACGCTTTTTTGCCCATGCAGTTAGACCATAAGCAAGCGCAGTTTTTGGTCGCCATTCTTCGGTGGTGCTTCGCTGAAGATTGAGCCATTTAACAGCCTGAGAGTCTTCAAGCCATTCCTTGATGCACCAATCAATGAATGCGGCGCACCAAGGCCAAGCGGCAGGAGCAAGTTCTGTTGCTTTCTGATACTCGCGGATTTGATCTCCGCGATTATTCCCGCCAATCTCTCTAACGCCAACTTGCGATTCCGCAATGGCAATTAGTTTTTCTAACATTTATTTTTTGTCTTTACGGATGATATTGATGAGTCCAACGAGGCTCAATCCAGCCGCCAAAATTCCTTCTTGCATCGAAGGATCAAGTTTTACGCCGAGAGCAGTCGCTACCAAAATCAAACCGCGCCATGTGCTATTCTCACTCAATTTTTCAAGAACTGTATTTACAATTTTCATATTATTTGTCTTTTATTGTTTTCGAGAAGTGTTCCCAAGCATACATCACGCTTGGGTCTTCTTTGGGTTTATCTCCTTTTTGTTTATCTGGGTCGATGTATGGAATGTAGGATACTGCCAACTTTAATTGAACTGAACCCAGCTTACCTTGATTCTGTCCTGCTGGCGGTATTGGAATATTAACGCATGAAGTGAGTCCAAACGCAAGCAGAATTATTCCAAGCGACTTCACTTGTCTTTATATTTTTTCAGTTTTGCAAGCATGACATAGATCGAAACCCATGCCGCAATAATTGCACTAGCTGAGGCTAAGATTCTGAACCAAATGTCAAGTTCTGGTAGCATAGATACGGCAACTGCAATTACACTATAGACTGTGCCAGCATACCCCGTTCCATGTGAAAATCCGCTTTCTGAGTTCATTGTTATTTTTTTCTTTAATTCTATTATTATGGCCCAACAATCACATAAAGCGTGTTGGGGTCTGGAGTAATAATAAGGTTGTATCCAGTTTGTGTGATTTCCACAAGATTAGTTAATTGGCTTGCTCCAGTAAGTCCTGTGATATCCGAAAGAACAATATTTGCGGGTGTAACGCCTGTGGCTCCTGTTGCGCCAGTCGGCCCAAGTTGGTTATACATCACTTGCATTACTGTGATGATTACAGATGGAATATTTGGTGCTGGTGGAGTTCCTGTATTGTGGTCGATACCAATATTAGTATTGTCAGTTGACCACAAAATCTGGAAATAATCTCCACTAGCAAAAGTGTCCATGAAATCCCATGCCGCTACGACATAAGGATTGTTTGTTGGGACTGAAATTCTAGTGGCAGATTCTGGAATATCTGCACCATTTTTACGGAACCAGATTTGGACTGTATTCCCAGAACCTCCACCACCATTGTTATGAAATTGAGCTGAGAATTGGATGTCGTATGTTCCCGTGCTAGTGAAAGTCACTTGTGATCCACTAACAACGGAGATGCCATTTTGCCCAATGATGTTATTTACTGTCATTGGATATGCTGTGCTTACTGCGGCAGCAACTTGATCAACATTTGAATAATACGAGCCAAAATATCCAGATGCTCCACCAGCACCCGCTGGGCCTGTAGCCCCAGTAGCTCCAGTAGAACCAGCATCTCCTTGTATACCAGTTGCTCCAGTCGCTCCGTCTAGTCCAGAGGAACCTGTGGCTCCTGTCGCACCTTCGATTCCAGTAGCACCAATATCGCCAGTTGCTCCTGTCGCGCCTCTAACTCCAGTTAATCCAGTCGCACCTGTTGCGCCCGTGGCTCCAATATCTCCTTGAATGCCAGTAGCACCAGTCGCGCCATCGGCTCCAGCAATTCCAGTAGCCCCAGTTGAACCTTCAATGCCAGTAGCTCCAGTTGAACCTGTAGCTCCGTCTGGCCCAGTAGCCCCGTCTGGTCCAGTCGCTCCACCATCAGCAACTGGTGTCCACGAAGCGTTTATTGATCCGGGCGTTGGAGGATAACCGGGATTTAATGGATTTCCAGTTCGGTAATAATATCCACCAAGATATGTAACTGCTGCCCCCAAATTATAAGAAGCTCCATTGTCATAAACTGTTGCTGGCAATGTCCAAGGTGTCGGCCCCTGCAATCCAGTTGCTCCTGTAGCCCCATCATTTCCAGCAATACCAGTAGCTCCTGTTGCACCATCATTTCCAGAAACGCCAGTTGCTCCGCTTTCTCCTGTTGCGCCTGTTGACCCAGTATCGCCAGTCATTCCAGTAGAACCAGTAGCCCCAATACCTGTAGCCCCAGTCAACCCCGTTGATCCTTGAATTCCTGTAGCACCAACCAACCCAGTCGCGCCAGTAGCACCTACTCCAGTTGCTCCAGCATCACCTGTGGCTCCCGTTGCCCCTGTTGGCCCTCCAGACGGCCCTGTAGCACCAGTCGCACCAATTGCTGCGGTAGCTTGACTTCCAGTAAAGTCAAGTTTACCAGTAAATGGGTTGAATGTAAGTGCCATAGTGTTTTATTAATCTTTGTTTTGTGTCTTTGTCAATCAGTTATATCAGGCTCAACAGGCCAAGATAACCCCTCTTTAACTATTTGTTCCTCGCACTCTTCGTGCGTTCCTACAAATAATGTGCTTTGCGTTGCGATTGATTGGTCTGTCTGCTCATACAAGACAATTATCTTATCGGCATATACTAATTTCCAGTTGCCTGTAGAATCATCGTATGACCAACCATTTTCGTTAGGAGGAATTATCATGGGACTATTACGGAAAGTGTTGAGGTTGCGGAAGTGTATGTTGCTGTTGTGCCAACTGGAACACCTACCAAAGTCACTGATGCGTATGAATTAGTTGTTGTTCCTTGGAAGAAACGGAATGTTGTAATTCCAGATGGAGGTGAAACATTAAAAGAAACGGAAAGAGTTGCAGAAAATGTTGCTGTTGCCGTTGATGCTCCAGTTGTTTTTGGAACTATAATACTTCCA